TGACCTTCGCCATCTCGGCAGCGGCCTTCGCAGCCTCGGCGGCGTTGCGGGCGTTGCGACTCTCGACGAGCCCAGCGTCGCGAGCCTTGCGGGTCTCAACGTCGGCGGCGAACTTGCGTTCGGCGAGGTCGGCCTGGGCAACCCTGCCCGCGATGCCGGCGCCGGTGTCAATCAGGGCGGGCAGAAGCGAAGCCAACGCCGTCGACCTCGCAGCGTCACGACCGGCGCGGATGCGCTCCTGTTCGAGTTGCAGGGGAACGAGGCCAGCGGCGGCGAGGATTTCAGCGGTTCGAGATGCGCGAGACATGAGTCACCCGTTCACAAGTTGGATTTGGTCATGGGCCGAACGACGCCAAAAAATGCCAGAGTCGCGCACGACCCCGAGGGTCAGCGGCGTCGCCGACCAGCCCGGCAGGTTGATGGTCGAAGTGCAGGAAGCCTGCAGCTCGGCGCGGCGCTTCTCCATCGACGACAACGGGGGCTCGCCGGTTTTGACCCAGCACATCGACGCGGCGGTGTGGCACAGGAGCTGGTCCAGCGTCGTCAACGAGATGGACGCTTGCGACCAGATGAACGGGTCCGACGACAGCGCCGGGAACGCCGCGCGCGGGACGTACTGCACGCGGCAGGGCTGTACCGATGTGACGTTTGCGAACCCATCAAACACGCGGCAGGGCGGAACCTGCAGGACGCCATTGCCGACGACCAGGGCGACGTTCGCGATTTTCAACGGGGTGATGGACGCGAGGGAGATAACACCGGCCGACGAGGACGAAACGTCGGCCGACTGGTAGTAGATGTTTGCGCCACTGTCGACGACGCTCTGCCAAACCTCCTCCTGCGCGACCTGCAACGCCGTCGTGATTTCGGCATCAGAAATCAGCGGGTTGTTGTCCTTGTCGTCGAGGAGAAACCGAACGCGAACGATGGCCTGGGCGAGTGTGACTGTCATCGGCGGCCTCGGTGTTTTGGCAGGGCCATCGCAGCGGCGAGCAGGTCACGGCCATCGACGACGCGGGCGAGACTCTTGTTGATTTCGCGGCGAAAGTCGGCGCGGTGGTCTTCAAGGGAAAGCTCCTGCTGCATCTCCTCGCGGATGCGATGACGCTCGGCCTTGTCGAGGACGTGCCATGCTTCCCACTGGCGTTTGCCATGCAATCCGTCGAAGACGCCGGCGCCGTCGCGGAGGAGGCCAACGACAATCGGCATGCTGCTGGCGGCGTGCTCAATCGAGCACATCGGGACCCCACCACCGTGAGCACGCGAGACGAGCACGCGGCCGAACGGCGTGTGGTGAAGGTCGGGGTCCTCGTTCATGGCGGCGAGGTCCATCACTTGGCCTCGACGACGACGGTGAGCGACGGGGCCGACTTGGTGACGACGGCCTTGCTGATGGCCTTGACCTTCACCGCGTTTTTGATCCCAATGGCGCCCAGCTCGCGAACGACCATATCACTCACGTCGAGGATGCGGTCGTCGATGTCGGTGGGTGTCGCGCGGATGAATGGCCCCAGGGCGTCGTTCGCGCCTTTGACGGCGGCGACGATTTGTCGACGTCGGGCCTCGTCCATGTGTGCGGCCCACAGCGGGATAACCAGGGGGCCAGCGATGAGCGCCAATCCGCAGGCGGTGACCAGGGCGGCGAGGATGACGGGAATCATGGCAAGGACGGCGGCGGGCATGGTGGGCCTCTCAGCGTGGACGGTTGCGAGTGTTTGCCTCGTCGAGGCGGTTCACGTCGGCGCGCAGGGCGTCGAGTTTGGCGCAGATGCTGCCCAGCTGCGTAAGAATCTGCGACCGCTCGGCGCTCGCAGCTTCAAGGACTTGCACCTTTTCGTTCAACACGAGCGTCGTGTCACGAACGCTGGTGATGGATTGCGCGATGACGAGGGAGCTGGCGACGGCGATGGCACCGACAATGGAGACCAGCCAAAGAGGCACGATCACGCCATTGGAAGTTGTAGGCTGATTCATGGTTTTCCATTAGAGAACCCGGCCCCGTCGTCGTCAACGGGGCCGGGGCGGTTGCTCAGAGACCGGTGAGGCCGGTCATCACGCCGATGGCGCCGCGCTTGGCGCAGTACAGCTGATAGGAGCCGGTGAAGTCGGCATCCATGCTCAGCGTGGTGCGGTTGGTGACGACCACGCCACCCAGCTCGGTCAGCTCCTCGGGGGCCATCTCGGACCAGCATCCGAGCTTCGCATGGTCACGGTTGTGAAAAACCACGATTGTCTGCGGGCAGTTCGGGTCAATCAACACCGGACGACCGGCAAGGTCGAGGCCCGAGCTGCGCACGTCGCCGTACTTGTCAGCACGCGCGCCAAGGGGCTGCGGGCGCTGCGCCGTCGGCTGGATCGACATACCGAAAACAGCACCCATCGCACCGGCCTGGATGCGGTGCGCGGCGGCGACCTGTGGCGACATCAGCGCATCGGTGAACTGCTCACCGCTGTACTGCGTGATTCGGGCGTCGAACTGCAGCGCAGCCTCGTGGGAGTAAGCCGCGCCGAGGGCGATGGTTTGCCCAACCCAGCCGGGCAGGTTGGCGGGAGCGATGCCGCCAAACGTCGACGATGCGCCGCTGCCGGCGATGTCGTCGAATGAGTTCAGCCGCTTGCCCGCGATGGCGGTGGCGCTGCCACCGAAACCGGGGAAAGTTCCGCGCAGGGCGAGGATGTCGTCGGTTGCAACGGCGGTGGCGCCGAGGGCCACGACAGCACCGGTTGCGGGGTTGATGACGTCATTGATGAACGTGACCGTACCGGCTACGTTCGCTGAATTTGCTCCGACGACGGCAGCGACCTTGCTCTGGCACCGGACGGTGTAAGAGAAGGTCAACGACGTATCGACGAAATTGTACGACGCGCCGGGAATAAACAACGACACGTCGAGGAACGAGATGGTTACCGTGGAATCGGCAGCGGTGCCGGACCAGGTGGCGACGGCCTGGGGGACGACGGCGCCGGCGTACAGACCACGGCCGATGTGACGAGCAACGCTCTTTGCCGAGGCGTCAAGTTTGGCGTCAAGCAGTTTGGTCAACTCCTTGTCGGCGAGCTGGCCAAGCGCGGCCTGCTTGCCCAGCGAGACGCGCGTGGTGACCATGGTGGGCACAAAGCGGGCCTTGACGGGGGTGGTGGTTTGGCCGTTGGGCCGATTGTCGAAATCCAGGGCGTAGGTGGTCGCGGGCGACTCACCGACGTCGGCGGTGACGGTGAGTTCCTCGCCGTCCTGTTCGACCTTCTCAAGGACACCGCTGCCGATGAGCGGGGACATGTTGTTGATCGTGTTGACGAAACGCTCGGGGCCGAACTCGGCAATGATGCCGCTGATGCTGTTGATTGTGACGTTTGCGAGAGCCATTTGAGAACCTCAGAGAAGTGGTTTCTCGTCGTCAGGATTGACGGCGAGCGTCAAGGAAATCGAGCATTCCCCTGGCGTTGTTTGCAAACCGACCAGTCCCGCCGGATGCTCCCCCGGGCGCCCTTGCCCCGACGGGGGCGTTGCTGGCGACGGGGGCGGACTGGCGAGGGGCGTAGCCAAGTGCCTCAAGCCGCTTGACCTCCCGCTCATGAATCAAGCGCGCGGCCTCGCTGGCACTGAGGTCATGGCGCGCTTTCATGGCGGCGATGACGTCGGCGCGATTGGCAAGGCGATGCGTGGCCAACGCGCTCTCGATTTGCGTCGAGAGTCGCGCCTTGATTTGCTCGCGCTCGGCTTCCATCACAAAGTTCTGCTGCATCTCGCGCAGTTTTGCTTCGTGCTCTTGGGCGAGGGCGTCGGCGCGCTCCTTCGCTCTCTGCGACAACCTGACGTCAGCAAGCTCCTCGTCACGAGCGTCGTACTGCACACCTTCACGCAGCTGCTGACGGAGGCGTTCGTTTTCCTCCTGCAGGAGCTGCGCAGCTGTGCTGTACCGCTGATTCTCGTGAACGAGCCGAGCCGATTCCTCTCGCGCCGCTTTCACGTTGTCGCTGAGTTTCCCGATACGAGCCTTGAACGCTGCCATGGGCACAACGTCGGCCTTTTCGCGTTCGTCTGGTGCGTCGACACCCTCGGGGCTGTCGGCTGCATCATTACCCGGTGACGATTCCGGTGAATCACCCGAGGAAGCAGGCTGGCCGGCGGGTGAGCCCGGGGCCTGGGGGGTTGCAGTGGCTGCAGCGGCGCGCTTGGCGGCGATGTGGGCCATCATGCGAGACTGCGTGGACGCCGGGGCCTGAGTGGCACTGGTGTCCGCTGTGTCGGTGGGCGAGACCGAAGATGCGCCCGAATCAGCCGTCGATGCGGCAGAGGTGGTAGACATGTTACATAGCTAGCACTGTACTTAGTTATGTGCAACGATGCCGCATCAGGAGGCCACATGGCGCGACGATTGACCCCCGAGGATTTGGTGTTGACGGCAGCCGAGAAACGTGCTGCGCAGGTGCAGGCCGAAGGTGGAGCCGGCAATCGAGCCATCGGCGGGACCATCGGGAGCCTCGCCGGGGCTGGTCTTGGTGCTCTCGGATTTCTCGGCGGGCCTGCTCTCGGTGCGGCAACGCTCGGCCTTGGGTCATCCATCGGCGGCGCTCTCGGCGGCATGGCTGCCGATGCGTTGTCTGAAGACGAGCTGCAAAGCGCCGATGACACCCTCGACGAGGGTGAGATGGAGCGGCAAAAGAAGCTCGCGCGCTACAAGCTGCGACAGGATGCGCTGAACGCGCTGATGAGCGAGGACTGAGATGGCCGACCTCCCGCTGACGTCGTCGATTCTCGAAGATTTCAACAAGCACAAGCGCCAAGGGGAACGCATCGCGCTCCCCTATCGGCAGCTGGGCGAGCTGTGCGAGATGTTCGTCGGCGGCCGTCAATGGGGCGTCTACAGCGGGCAGCGTCGACAGGTCATGAAAGACGCATGGTTCGACGACGAGAACGTGCCCCGTTCGCATATCAACGTCTGCCAAGGGCTGATGACGACGTTCTCGTCGTTGCTCAACAAAGACCGCCGCAGCGCCCTCGCGACGGCGTCGACACCCGACGACCCCGAGGACATTTACAACACGGAAATCACCAACCGCGTCATCGACTACATCGCGCAGGAACAGAAGACGGCGAGCAAGATTCACCAGGCCGTGCAGTACGCTTTTCAAGACGGCACTGCAGGCGTCAAAGTATGGCCTGATGAGGTTCGCGGCGAGGTTCGTTGGGCCCGTCTCACCATCCACGATTATTGGATCGACCCCGTAGAGGATTGGCACGACGCCAAGTGGGTCATTTTCGAGAATCACTACGGTGCCGATGAAGTCGCGGCGATGTGGGAAGCTGGCGGGATTGCTGGCCTTCCCCCCGAGGAGACCGAATACGTCAACGCGGCCGGCGAGACGGTCTGTGGAATCGTCGGGTACGAGTACTGGGTGCGGCCTTCGAGGAAGTTCCCCGAGGGCGTCTTCGCCGTCATCATCGGCACCGTCATCGTGGTCCGCAAGGCGTACCCGCTCATCGTCAACACCGAGGGCGACCGCAAGGAGTCGTTGCTTCCCCTGTCGCTGATGAAGATTCGCTTCCGTCGAGACAGCGCCTACGGAATCACTCCCCTTGCCGACGTCATCAACCTTCAACGGCTGCTGAACGAGACGCACGCGCGCACCATCAAGGTGATGCGACTGGTGACGAACCCACAGATTGCGATGCCGAAGCCCCTTGCGGATTCCATCGACATCACGCGCACCAATACCATCGACTACGACCCCAAGATGGACGACGCGCGGTCGAAGATATTCGCTGTCGAACTGGGCGCGGTGGGCCTCGACCTATACAAGCTGCGCGACGACGCAAAAGCTTTCATGTTCGACGTCGTCGGCCTCAACGAGGTGACCAGCGGCGGCGCTGCCCCGACGCTGAGCGGGCGAGCAATCGAGGCGTACTACGAGCTGGACGCGCAGAAGAACAGCGACGCGTTGAAGTCGCTCGAGGACATGGTGCTCGATGCTTGGCGCCTGTGCCTTGCCATCATCCAGCTTTTCTACCCTGCCCCTCGGGTGGCAGAGATTACGCGCATGGATGCGGCCGACGTGTTCACCTTCACCGGCGCCGATGTGCAAGGCAAAAACATCAGACTAGAATCGGCCAGCGAGTTGGAGCGCCGCACCGACGTCCGTGTCGGGAAAGCCGTCGAGAATGCCCAGGCCGGCGTCGGCGGGGCGCAAGACATCGCGACGGCGCAGAAGTCTGCCCCGAACGCGGTGGCAAAGCAGGCGGCGGACCTCGCGGTGCGCACCTACCTCGCAGCGGGTGACGTCGACATCAACGTCAACGATTACAGCATCCCGGCGCTACGTGAAAGCATCGCCCGGGCGAAGTCGCGGGCCATCGCGCAGGGCCGCAAGTCGGATTTCGTCGACTTGGTGCTGCTCGAAAACATCATCAGCGACCAGATTGAGGGCAGCGAACCAGACACCGGCGAGACGTCGCCGACGATGCCCGACCAACAACCAACGCAGCCTGAAGGCTAGGAGCAACCATGGCAACGTCTCTCGTCAATCGCGCAGGGTTCGGCATTTTCATCAACGCAGGCGCCGTTTCCGACGGCAGCGCCGTCCTCGGGACGACACCGGTCAAGGTCACGCTCCCCGACGTCACCGTCAACGGTGGCCTGCTCGCATACGTTTTGGTGCGCGTTGTGAACCCAAACGCGGCGGGGGTGGTGCTGGCGACCAAGATTGTCCCCCGGGGTGCAGCTGCCCCGACGTTTGACGCGACGTTCTCCGCGACCGGCGGGCGCCATGTGCTCGGCGGACAGTTCGACGAGTTCATCATGAACTCAACCACGGAGCTCTACATCGTCGCGAGCGCCGCAGCTTCCTCGTGGGGCGTCAACTCGCAGCACGTCCACTGAACGGCGCCTTGTCGACCATCATCACCAACCGGAGCGCATCACATGGCCATCCCTCGCCCTGACACTCGACGACAACCACCGAAGCTCCCCCCACAGATGCGTCCCTTCGACGACCTCGACGGGCTGGCGGCATCGAGGATGCCCGCAAAGCCCAGCACCGAGCGGCCGGTGGGTGCGACGCAGGCGCCGACGGCCATCGAGACTCGCAGCGACAAGCGGGAGGACGAGCGCCGGCGGGCCGACGAGCAGGCCCAGGCCGCGCAGGCCGAGGCGGCGGGGCAGGGCGGGGGCGTGCAGTACACCAGTGGGAAGGCCAGCGACAAGGACGCGCGAGACAAGCAGATGGAAGCCGGGCTCGCCGCAAAGGGCGACGACGGCATGGACGAGCTGGCGCGCGCACGGCAAGCGGCGGCGCAGGAAATCGACGCGCGCAACGCCCAGGCCGCGATGGACCAGCGCTCACGCGCCGGTCTCGGTGGCCTCGGGTTGTCGGGTGCTGCATCGGCGGCCGAGGGCGACCTTGCCCGGCAACAGGCGCGGACGAAGGTGCTCACCATGCAGGAGTTCGACCAGGCCGCCGAGGAGTTCGACCAGGCCGCCGAGGATGCGAAGTTCACCGACATCCAGCGGCGCGCAGCCCTCGATGACCTCGAAGACGCGGCCGACACCGACTACAACGGCGACGGCAGGATTGCCGGGCAGACCGCAGGCGAGCGCAAGCAGGACCAAGAACTTCAGTCGGTCATTCTCCCCGACAAGGCCGACGAGTACGTCGCGGGCAACAAGGCCAGCGCCAAGGAAATCACTGCGGCCGAGTTCAGGTTGCTTAGCGGAACAGGCACACCGGACGCGGACGGATACCTGTACCTCATCACCGATGAGACCCCCCGTCGGTTTCTCAAGGTGAAGGCCAGCGCAATCGGAGCAGGAAGGTCGGACTGAACCATGCTCATCAATCGCGCCACAATTCGCCGTCAGCTCGCCGGGGAACCTCCCGAGGACACCGGCTCACCCGAGGCACGCGCCGGCGCCCTGGACGAGCTGGGAGCCGTCGACGCAATCCCCGCAGGCCCGGGCCTCCCACCACCGGAGACCAGGGCGATGCAGGGACGAGCATCGCCGATGTCGCAACAAGCGCGCACCGGACGGGCGAGCCTGCTCGGTGATCGCTGATGGTCCGCGCATTTGGGCCGAACGTCGACCGCATCGTTCGGCGGGCGACCATCGTCTACAACGCCGACGACATCAGGCGGAACATCACGCTGCGATTGCGTGACGGGCAGCCGTGCGTGCTCGAGCTCGGCGATGACATCGTCGTCACGTCGGGGTTCACCATCCCCGGCGGGCTGCGGTCGTTCTCAATCGACGGGGCGCAGCGGTATAGGTTCTTGGTGCTGGGCGCCGTTCCATTCCTTTTTTACGCCCAGGGCGCGAGCGATGACACCGGCTTTCCCGTCGAGGTTCGCGACGTCACCGTTCAGCTGAAGGCGCAGGCGACGCTGACAACGTGCTTCGTCGTCGAGCAGGTTTCGTACGTCTCGACGGCGACGTTTTCGGATGCGTTCAGCGTGTCCGGCGTCGACATCAACGCATCGGCGGGAACCTGTACCAACGTGTTCGCTCACGGCAGCTATGCGACCGCTCTCGGGTTTCGCATCGGGCGGATTTACGTCGACAGGCTTGCGACCAACGGCGTCGCCAACTTCCTCGCCGTCGGGGACTCGAACGCATTCTGGCAGGACTGTACAGCGCGAAATGTGCTGATGGCATCAACGGGGGCGATGACGTTCGGGCAAGGAGCAGCGTCATCGGTTTTCAGCGGCATCATTGAGAACCTGTCCGGCAGCGTCGACGTTTCCCTGGGGTCTCGGTCGGTGGTGTCGATTCAGTACGCGCTCATCAGTTCTTTCACCGGCAACAGCGTCTCGCCGACCTTTGGCAAGGTGACGCTGATGCGCGTTGCGACGTCTGGGGCGCGCACACTGTCGGCCTATGACGTCGACCTCGACAATCTTGGCGGCGGCGGTGGTGCATCGCTCACGGCGGCAACCATCACGGTCCCGTTCGGGCTGCAGGAGCAGACGGCCACCGTCGTCGATGCTGGCGCTACAGCATTGAGCAAGATTATTGTCGCATGGGGTGCCGCAGTGCCAACCGACGAGAACGAGCCTGAAGCCAGTAACGTCACGTTTTCTGCCGTCAGCGGTGCTGGTGTCGTGCTCATTACGGTAAGCTCCAACGACCGTGACAACGTCGGCGGGGCGTATAAGGTTCTCTACATTCTCGGGTGAATCATGACTCAGCTTTTCGATGTTCGCGGGAACCCATTTGCGGGGCAGCTCGATGCCATCACCGGCGAGACCATCACCGACGCGCGCGCGGCGACGGCGACGGTGTCGGCACTCAATGCGACGACGGCGTGTGACCTCAACGGGAAAACCGTCGTCGCCGTCGACCTTCGTGCCGCGGCCTTCACGGGCACCGTCGTCTTTGAAGGGACCATCGATGGGGTCAACTGGTTCGCGTTGACGGGCCTTGTGGGCACGGTGACGGTTTCGCTCGTCACGGGCGCGGGCGTCGTCAACACGCAGGTCATGGTTGGCGTGTCTGGGTTTCGTTCGTTTCGCGTTCGCGTGTCGGCTTTCACTTCGGGCTCGCTCACGGTGGCGCTGCGGGCATCGATATCTAACTACGCAATCCTCGCGACCCCAGCACCAGCGCCGTTCTGCGTGACGGCGACGGCGGCCGTGAATACGGCGGTGACGTTGACGATTCCCGCGAACCCGGCGGGCCTGTTTCACCTTTTTACGCGCATCAACATCAAGCGATTTTTTGTGACCGCAGGCCTCGCCGGCACTACACCTACACTGGTGACGACGACGAACCTGCCCGGTTCTCTCGCGTTCTCGTTCGGTACAGCTGGCGCCATCGGGACCACCCTCGAAGAAGTCCTCGAACCATCGGCGCCGATAAAATCGGTCACGGCGGCGACGGCGACGACCATCGTTTGCCCTGCAGTCACCGACACTATCTGGCGCGTTACGGCGCTATACTTGTTGGGCGGTTGAACCATGAGCACCATCAGTCTGCGAAACTTCGAGCGGCACAACGTCGTCAACGACAACGGGCGATTGTCGACGCGGCGGGGGTTCGTCGTGTCGGTGTCGTCGTCGTCGTTTGGCGTGACGAACGGCGAATTCGTCGGCGGTTTCTCGGTGCTGGTCCCGTCGTCATCAGAGATGGAGCACTACCTTTTCGTCCAGGACGGCGAGACGGGACTCGTCACGATGGTCGTCACCGACGAGGAATGGATCCAGCGCTACCGCCTCGCCCTCGGGGCGCATCCCGACCAGCCGGTTTTCAGTTATGCGATGGTGAACAACCAGCTGATGATCAACGCGCCGTCGATGTCGGCGCCGTTGTACGGGTTGCCCGGTGGCGGGGCGATGCCTGCGGTGGCGACGCCCTCGAGGAACCCCGACACGACGGCGCTTGATGTGCCGCCGGGGCATATTTGCTCGTTCGGTGACCGGATGCCGATTGCGCAGGGGTCCATCGTCTATTTCAACGACCCCACCCTCGACCCTCGAACCTACGTCGGGGGCAATAACATCCCGCTGCCGGCGACGGTTCATGCCATCACGCAAGGGCCCGACGGCGCCCTGTGGATGTTCACTCCGGCCGGGGCCTACTCGATGGCGGCGGATGCCCTGGGGCAGGGGCAGAGTGTCGCCGGGTTCATCTCGCTGGTCCCGCAAGTGCTCACCTCTCGGCCTGGTGGTGCCTGTTCAACTCCGTTCGGTGTCGTCGCCCTCACCGTCGACGGGGTGACGGTGCTGAACGGCGGGAACTCCCGCGAGATTGGGTTCTCGTCGTACCAAGGCCGCCGAAAACTGACGCGCCCCATCGACGTGATGGACGTTCGCCAGTTCGGGCGAGTCTTTCCCACCTCGTTCGGCGTGCTCGTCGGGTTCGGGTCCGACCGAAACTACGCAGTCGCCGTCGATCTCAACGAGGGCACGACGTCGTTCTGGTACACCGGCCTCGCCGCGAACCCGCTGAACGTCGTTGGGACGTTGCGCACGCGCGACGGGGAAGACCTCATCATCAGTCGCACCGGCATTTACGCAATCCACACCAAGGGCCTGCGGGATTTCTCAGACCTCGTCGCCAACGACATTGCCGGGGCGCTCTGTGGGCGCGTGCAGTCAGGCCCACAAGAGAACCCGCTGGTGCGTCGGGTCTCAATCTCAGCGGCCAATGGCGGGGCCCCTGTGAGCGTCTGCGGGAATGGGGTGGTCGACAGCGGCAAGTCAACGACCGTCAACGGGGACACCGTCATCGAGACGGACCTTTGGGGCACGACCAACTGGGCAACGCTCACCGCTCGCAGCGTTCGCGCGACCCTGAACGTGCGCGCGACCGAGCTGGACCTCGAGGTGACCGTGAGCAGTATGGGCCGGGCCATTGTCGAGAGCGCCGACGTCCAGGCCGGCGGGACGTGGACGAACAAGAAAGAGACTCAGACATGACCGTCGCCAACGGCTCAACCATCCTCGCGGCAGACCTGAACGCGCTGACATCGTCGTCGTTGACGCTGATGCGAACCGACAACCGGCGACTGCCCGGATATGCCCCGCTCATCTTCACGTTCCAGGGCCTCATCAACGGGACGCCTGCAGCTCGTCGAACGGCGCGGTTCGTTGTTCCCGTGAACATGCTCGTCGACACGCTCGCGGTCATCACGACGCCGGCCACGTCAGCGGCGGCGACCATCACCGCCCGGGTCAGCGCCGGGGGCATCCTCGATGATTGGGCGATGGAGGTGACCGGCACCCTCGACACCATCGCCAAAAAACAAGCGCGATTGCTGTTCGACGGGAACATGGACGCCAAGCCGGGGCTGAATCAGGCGACGACGTCGCGCGTGGTGCGATTGCTGCCGAAAGGGGCTATCATCGACGTCAACGTGTCGACGACAAACGCCCTCGCTACCATGGTTGCAACCATCGTCTTGTGCTCACGTTCGAGCCTTGCCCGGGGGATTTCGTGAAGGTGCTCGCCTCGCAGCAGATTGTCCGATTCACGGCGGGGGACGCGCTTTCACCAACCGACCTCAATGAGCTATTCTTGTACTCGAAGGACGCCCTCGCCGACGTCAGCGAGAAACGCTACGCCCTCGCGGCGCTGACGTTTCCCTTCAACAAGGACATGGCCGGCGGGATTGCAAACATCGACACCATCGGGACGCGGACGCAGCGCTTCACCTGCCCCGTGGCCTGCACCGTCGTGCGTGCATTTCTGAACGGCAACGTCACGGCGGCGTCGGCGATGACGATTGCACTCAAGCGAGCGGTCACCGGGGTCGTTCCCACCGGGGCGACGACGCCGTACCTGAACGTCGCTGCGGGGGCGACGACAGCCTCCGACGTCGACGACACCAATATTCAGAGCGTCACCCTCGACGCCGGGGTAAGCTACGACCTCATCATCGAGGGCGTCTCATTCACGACCGAGCGTTGCGACGTCGTCCTGCACGTCCAGGTCGACCGCTGGCGAGCTGGCGGGTTCCTCGACGTCCCCGATTTCGCCTTCGCCGACTTCACCGACGGGCTGGCCGATGCGTTGCTCGTCGGGAGCGCTGGCGTTGGGGCGACGGTGGAGCTGGCGGTTCAGGTCGCCAAGCTCACCGCGCGGGGGATGACGGCGGCCATGGCGACGCATACCGTTTTCAGCGGCTTCACCACGCCGGCCAACCTCCTGCGAGTGCTACCGGTCCCGTCGTCGGCGCGGTGCTCCTCGCGCATCGTGCGCGCCTACCTGACATCATCGGCGAACGGCACCGGCAACACGGTCTCGGCTGTCGTGAAGGACTCGGCGGGCACGACGGTAGCGACGCTCTCGAACAACCATGCCGTCGACCTGCTTATGACGGCCGACAGCGGGGCCCTGGCCATCGCGCTAAACGGCGGGGTGGAACTCCTTGCGCAGGATTTTACCGTGCAATTTGCCGCCACGGCCGGCGTCGTCGAACGTGCGTCTCTCCTCCTTTGGTTCGAGTGGTGAACACGATGAAGGGCCCCCACGACGTCGCACGAACGCAGCTCGGGGTCAGCGAGGCCACCGGAAAAAACGACGGCATCCCGGCCCAGCGGTACATGCGCGGGGACGCCCTCGCCTGGTGTGCCGGGTTCGTCCTGTGGTGCATCCATCAGTCAGACAATCGATGGCGCCATGCGTTCGAGGCCCAGCACTACAAATGCCGCCGGGTCTCGGGGTTCATCGATGTCGCCGGGGAGAATGGCGTCTTCCGTCCTCGCAAGGGCTACGACCCCCAACCGGGCGACGTCATTTTTTTCGCCAACGCAACGAGCGACGTCGGGGTTGCGGGGAATCACTGCGGAATCGTGGAGCATGTCACCGAGGGCCGGGTGCATACCATCGAGGGGAACAGCTCGAACAAGGTGGCTCGGCGGGACTACGCTGTCGACGACAAGCGTATCTCGGGATATGCGAGTCTCGCATGAGCACGAGGACACACATGACCAAGAAACCAGACCAACCGCAGCTCGTCGACGCCCAGGCCGTCAAAGTGCCAAAGCATCGGCACCCGACCAACCTTCGAGGGTGGTACGCGCAGTCGAAATACCTGACGAACCAGTTCGTCCCCCTCGCGGTGCTGCAGACCCTCTCGCAGCTCGCCGACGATGACGGGGTGTGCTCGCTTGTCGAGGCAAAGCAGGAGATGAATCAGGAAATCCTGTTCGCCATGCTGCGGATGCTGACCCTCATGGGTCACATCGACGTCGACGGCGAGCGCATCATCATCAAGTCAATCCCCACCACCAAGGACACCAGCCAATGACCGAGCAAAAGTTCACGATTGTCGACCGCCGCAACACCGAGGACGCCGCCGAGGTTGCTCCCGTCACCCCCGACGGCATCACCCCTGCAGCCATCGACGGCGCCGTGAGCGTCCACGAGCTGTATTCATGCGGGCTGCCCATCGGCGCGTTCGCCGACGTTGCACCGAACACCGTGCTTCTGCTGCCCCTGCGAAGGCCGGCGAAGTCGACGGGCGGGATTGTGACCGCTGTCGACGAGGTGAAGGGCACCCTCGGGACGGCCTGCATCGCCTACGTCGTCGCCGGCATCGGCACCGTCGAGGCCGCAGCGGACCAGCATCCGCAGACGTGGGTGAGCGTCGACCCGGGCGACGTCGTCGTGGTGCGTAACGCGATGTTGGAACCGCTGCACCCTGACCTTGAGCCCCTGCTGATTCATCGCCGGCATGTGTTGGCGAAGGTCCGTCTGCGCGACGAGCTGGTCGAAGGGTGAGATGACGACAGCCAAACGGCGGGACATTTTCGACACCGGCGCGGTCTCGAAGGCGACGGTCGACAAGAGCGCGGCGGACATTCCCGCCGACGCTTGGGTCCCGCGCGTCCCTGTCATCGAGGGCGTGGTGATGACGTTCGACGAGGCTGCGGACGAAATCCAGCGCGTCACGAGCATCAACGCCGCGCGCTATATTCACGAACTTGAGATGCTGGCGACGGCATGGCGGGGCGATGTGACGTTGGCGGGCACGTCAGCCAAGGCGGCGATGCACCTGCTCTCCCTCGCCGCCGGCGCACCCGAGAAACGCAACAAGCCCGCCCCGAAGGTCTCGCGGCGCGTCGACGAGCTGCGGGCGTTGCTCACTGGCGACGACGAGGGCGAGGCGTGAAGCGGCCCATCCTCGACGTCGCCCGGCGGCTGTCGGGCTTGCTGATGATACTGAATCAGGAGCAACAGGGGGCCATCAGCCGCTGGCGCATCACCGACGCCCAGGTGGAAGTGCTCGAGGCCATCCTCGAGCACGAGCGCACCATCGTGCTGAAGGGCCGACAGATGGGCGTGTCGACGGTGAGCCTGCTCGCCGTCCTCGCCTTCGCCATCGCAAACCCGGGCGTCCCCTGCGCCATTGTCGCCGACACTCGCGACAAAGCTCAAGGTCTGCTTGCTCGCCTCGCCGGGTGGTGCGACCAGCTCGGCATCGAGGTGGGCGCGCGCAATAAGGGCAGCGTGGAGCTGGCGAACGCGGGGCCCGATGGGGTGTGCACGGTCATCGATGCGCTCTCGGCCGTCTCTCGCGCCGAGGGTGGGGAATCGCGGGTGGGTCGCTCGAAGTCCTACGGGTTTATTCACGCCAGCGAGCTTGCCTTCTGGCTGTCGGATGCAGCGGTGTTTCGCGGGTTGACGTCGACGGCGTTGCCCGGGGCGCGCATCGTCATCGAGTCCACGGCCAGCGCGGCCGACAATCTTTTCCGCACCCTGTGGCACGGGGAGGATGAGGGCAGCGCCGACGAGTGGCACCGGGTCTTCCTCCCCATCGAGCGTCATCCGGTCTATCAGCGGGAGCCGTCGACCATCGACGAGGACACGTGGCTGACCCTGTCGGGGACGCGGTACGGGTTCACTCAGCGAAGCACGGCGGCCTGGTGGTGGCATCGCATGCGCGTTGATTTCGCGGGCGACGAGGACGGGGCCATGCGGGAGTTTCCCCAGCTCCCCGAGCACTGCTTCTCGTTCGCGCGCGGCCGGTGGATTCTCCGCTTCACCGATGCGCTCGTCGTCGCTGACGGCAAGTGGGATGGCAAGGCGAAGCGCTTCGACGGGTGGCACCGGTACCGCGATGCGCTGCCGGACGAGCCGGTGGTATTTGGCGTCGACGTCGCGGCCGGCGGGGGCGGGGACTCATCGGCAATCGTCGTCTTGTCGTTGTTGACGGGCACCATCCTCGCGACTTGGGTGAGCAACAGCACAAGCCTCCCTGACCTTGTCGAGATGGTGAAGGACACCGCCGAGCGCTACGTCCCGCAGACCATCGTCGTCGAGAGCAACGGGGTGGGCGTCGGCGTGTACGAGACGCTGAAACAGTTCTCGAGGTGGCACGTCACAGAGCAACGCAGCGGCGAGGAAAAACACTTTCGGCTGCAGCGCCTGAAGCTCGCCATCGAGCAGGGCGTCGTGCCCATCGGGCCCGAGCTGGTCGTCGAAGTCAAGTCGTCGAACATCCAACCGCCGACGGGGCCGAAGGGTCGACCGTCGTATGAGGGCCTTGACGACTGCCTGAACGCCCTCTCGTTCGCGCGGGAGTTCTATCTCGACGCGCTGCCGGCATCGGTGCCTGTCGACGTCGTCGCCAGCATCGACCATAGCGTCATCATTCACTCGTCGAGGGCGCTACGCCGAGGGTCACGAGAGCGATACTGACCCCAGAAAGGCCGAACCCCACCCCTAGCAGAATCGCAGGGGCAGGGTCCACGTGCTGTTGCTTAGGCTGCACCTCGACAGGTTGCCATCGGCCTCACCCGAGGTCAACGGGGCCAACGTCACCCGGCACGGCATCCCAGGCGGCCATGGCTTTGTCGGCGCGCCATTGGATAGCGGCGTCCGGCGCAATGCTGCTGTGATACTCGCGGGCGGCGTAGTAGCGCAGGGCCTTAGCCAGGTCCTCGGCCAGTCGCAGCCGCGCGGCCTGCGCGACAACCTGCACCCCGAGGGCCCATTCTCGGGCCTCGGCCTGGGCGAGGGCCTGGGCTTGCGGGTCGATGTCGCCGACGGGCATCACCTCGATGCGCAGCAGCGGGCGGGTGTCGTGGTCGGTGCTTGCCCGGGTCCGGCCGGGCTTGGTCGACCGACCGGTGACGACGGCGGGCGACTGCATGTAGACCCAATGCAGCCGGGCGCTGGCGTCGTCGACCCCGAGGAACGCAGCGACCTCGTCCCGCACGGCTTTGCAGGCGGCAGAGAGGTTGTCGTTGTCGAGGGGCGTGGTGACGAACGGGCGGACAATCGTCACGCGCGCGCCCAGCTCGGCGCGACGGAGTGACACCGGGTCGCCGCGCCAGTCGCCGGCGGCGAGGGCGAGGCGGGTCGCCTCGCGCTCGGCGGCGACGCGGGCCGCGCGGACGCGGTGGTGCTCGCGGTTGTTCTGGCCGCGCGCGAGGGTGGTCTCGACGCGGGCGGTGATGGTCGTGCTCATCGGTCCTCGCGGGTCGTAAATGAGTCGAGGGCGCGCTGCCGGCGACGGCTGCGCAGGGCGTCGTCGACGGCCTCGCAGGCAGCGACGACACCGAGGGCGGCACCGATGGCAACGGCGCCGACGAGGGCGATGATGCCGATGCTCATCGGAACCCCGGGCGGCGCCACCTGCGGAACGTGGTGGGCTTCGAGGGCTTGCTGAAAAACTGCCCGATGGCGTCGACCACGCGCTGCTTGCGGGCCAGCTCGTCGGGGCTGGGGGCATGCTCGGCGCATTGCTCGCCCTGGTCGCCGGTCAGCGTCGCCCCACACACTGGGCAATCGTGGGTCCAGCGGGGCTCGTTGTCGTCGCTCATGGCTCCTGCCCCTCGACAGGGGCCTGGACAAGCAAGCGCTCTAAGTGCTGCAGTCGGGCGAGAGTGGCGGCGAGGACGAGCCCCGCAGCGGTCTCGCCTGCGCTGGTGCGCTCGCGGTCGATGAGGCTGCGCAGATGACGCAGCTGGTTGTCGGTGAGAGGGGGGGTCATGGAATCACCGGCCCGATGACGGCGCCGGTCTCGTCGTCGACCACGAGCTGCGCGAGCGAGGGGCTCGGCCATCGCCAAGTCCGCTCGGTGGGCGTCGCTCGGTACCGCACGTTCAGCGCGTCCGTCGTCGACAAGTGGACGAAAACCGTCAGGTCGACGGCATCGAGGTCGCCGACGGTGACGACGATGGCGGGCCAGCTCGCGCCGTCGCGGTCGGTGTAAATCACAATGCGGCCGGGCGTCGGGGCGGTGATTTGGCTCATCGGGGGACCTCGGGGAGGGTGTAGGTGGACGTGGTGGCGCGCAGGTCGGCCTCGCGCAACAGGCGCTCGATGACGGTGACGGCCGGGGCGCTGCGGTGACCGACCACCGACAACACCAGGCGGCAGCGGTGAGGCCGCTGGGCCACGACATCGGCAGGGGTGCGGCACTGGTACCCGGCGGCGGCGCCGCAGAGCTCACAAGGGACATCAACGGCCCACATTTTCAGCCTTTCGCGTTTGTGTTCGACACCATCATCGACGACCGACCACGCGAGCAATCAAAAAAGCTGCGGCGTTTTGCCGGAGGGTCGGTGGACGGACTTGGACACACTGGTTTTTTAGGGTGCGTCCACCGTTTTACGGCTCTGTGAAGCCGTTTTATACCCCTTTTCTGTCTCTTGGACAGACTTTTGTCAAAAAACAGCCTTTAGAGAAACGACCTTCCGCAGTTGAGTTGCGGCCCTGTATCTGCCGCAACATCCGCATTCCTGCGTCCAGTGCGTCCAACCAAAAAAAAACGGCTTTGTGCAGCCGTTTTTTCGGGGTCGCATGGCCAAAAACCAGTGCGTCCAAGTCCGTCCATGCGTCCAGGCTCGTCGGCCTAAGTCCATGATTTATCAGCGCTGTCGTTTTCGCCGTCGTCCTGCGGGGAGTTTGACGACCCCACTCCGCGCAATTGCAGCGCTCGATATCGGCGCTCGCCGGAAATCTTGCAGGGCTCGTACCCTCGGCTCTTGACTTCTGTGCCAAAAGCGTTTTGTCCCCCTGCGCTTTCCCCTCGGTCTTCACACCATGAGCGAAAGGCCTTCCACATCACGCCGGCGGAAATCGTCGCCATAGCGGCCCGCTCGCAGCGCTCTTCAATGAACTGCCCCACTCGGTCGGACTCCTCGCGGTAGTCGGCGGTGGCGTCGAGGACTTCCTGCGGCGCAACGAGGCCCAGGCGCTGCCAGTCGAGGCACCAGCGGACGATGAGGGCCAGCACACCGGGCAGCTCGGCGTGGATGCGCGCCTTCAAGCCCAAATCCTCCCTGCCGACGAACGAGACGCCAAACGGAATCACCCTCATTCGAGCCCACAGTGCCGGGTCTCCACCTCTCACCCTCGGCTTGTAGTTGGTCTGCAAAAATAACTTTTGAGTCGGGGAGAAGCTGAAGAACTCGCCGCCCATAAATCGCGCGCGGATGGTGTCCCCGCCGGTGAGCTTCTTCAACATGCCCTCGTTCAGCTTGTCCGACGGTCGAAGCTCGGCGGCGACGCCAAACCGGACCCCGAGGAGCTGCGCGAACATATTCGGATGCGGGTCATTGCGGGCTTCGAGGATCACGTCGTTGGGCAGGGCGGTGGCATAGGGGCCCAGCGCCGAGAACACGGCCTCGACGAGGGTGCCCTTTCCGTTGCGCCCGGTCTGGCCCCACAGGACAGGAAAAACATGCTCGCGGATGACGCCCGTCGCAGCGTACCCGATGCACCTCCCGAGGTACTCGCGGGTGTCGGCATTGGGCAGCACCTGGGCGAGGAACGCGGTGAAGGTCGGGCAGGCTGCGGCGGGATCGAACATGACGGGGATGATGCGGGTGCAAAGGTCCTCGCGGCGGTGCGGCTGCAACTTCCCCGTGCGTAGGTCGACCGTCCCGTTTTTGCAGTTGAGCACCCAAGGGTCGACGTCAAGTTCGTTGCTGGCGACGCTGATGCCGGTCTCGCTGGCGGCGAGGGTGAGCATCGCCGCGCGGCGTGATGCGGCCTCGCTGCGTTCGGCGTGACGACGCAGGAGAGTTTTCTTGGCAATGTCGGGTTCGCCGACAGCGTCGAACTGCCATGACCGTGCGACAGCTTTTGTCGCATGCAGCGCGGCAGCGTCGCCACCTCGCTCCCAATGTGTGCCGGTCCAATGCAGCCACACGTCCTCGTCGACGAGGTAGCGAAAGTCCTTCCCGTGCATCCTGACCCAGCGCTCAGCGTTGCCGCTGTCGGTGAGGTAGTCGGCAGCACCATTGGCGGCGGGCGGGGCTGGCTGGATGACCCCGGCGACGACTGACAGGCGGGCGTCGAGGATGAGCGCTTGAAGGCCCTCGCGCGTCCCGCCGGCCGCAATCCAATCGGCGGCATCGGCGCCCTTCTGATTCTGTGATGTGCTGATGGTCAGCACCTCGGCGGCGACTCCTCGCAGCACGCTGCCAATCTTTGCCATGGCCGCGCGGCCGACGTCATCGTTGTCGGGCCACAGGGCGAGATGGGCTCCACGAAAATGCTCGGCGAACTGCGGGCTCCACGTCGTCCGCTCGCCCTCCCCGACGGCGCCGGTACCACCGGCCCAGGTGGTGGCGACGATGCCAAGGGCGGCGACGGCATCGGCGGCTTTCTCTCCCTCGGTGAGGACGATGAAGGCGCCCGAGGCCCGGGCGGCGACGAGCTGCGGGAGGCGGTAGGGCAGCTGCACCGAGGCCTTGCCCGGGTACCCGTCGCCCTGGTGCTGCGAGTAGGACTTTCGCTTGCCGTTGGATTTCCCGTCGCGACCTCTCCCGGGCTCCCAGCGCTTCACCGAATAGGCGCGGGCCCCGTCGGCATCGAGGTAGTGCCACTCGGCAACGATGCGCGGGGACTCCTCGGCTGCCTCTTGTAGAGGTATCCCGGCGATGGTCGACAGCTCTTCAAGGGCGGCGGCGAACCCGACACCACGGAGGCGTTCGAGCATCGTCAACGCATCACCACCGGCCCCACACGCGCGGCAGATGTAGACGCCCTTGACGTCGTCAATGTCGAGGCTTGGGCTTGTGTCCTTGTGGAATGGACACACCGCAGAATAGTGGGGGCCGTGCTCGTGTTTGACCCGCTGGCAGAAGACGCGGGCAACGGCGGCCATCGACGACGCTCGCTTGACGTCGTCGATTGATTGCTGGGTGTATTTCACTGGGGTGCCTCGTCGTGGTGCGCACGCGTGTCGTGTGTGCGAGCGCTGGTTGGGTCGTGTTCGATGGGGGCTCGTAGTTGCCAGAGAAGCGACGGGGCGGCAATGACACCAGCCCCGTCGCTTCGTGCTGCGCTCAAATGTGGCGCAGCTTCATCGCGAGGGCATACGCCTTCGCGTCGGCTCGTCTTTGTCTGCTGCGCTCTTTGCTCGCCGCAGTGTCTTTGGCTCGTTGCGCGATGGTTTTTTTCCTCTCGCATGCGGCCTTCGCGACGAGGTCGGCGTACTTCTCCGGCGGTATCAGCTCGTCCTCGAGAGACCGGACGGGCAGCGCCGGAGGTCGCGGGGTGTCGTCGTCACCCCAGGTGAGAGCCCACCCGTTGATGTCGGTCTGCGTCGTCATGCGTCACCTGGTGGTGCTCGGTGGTGAATCAAATGGAACAGGTCATGCGCGGCAACCTCGAGGTCCACCCGGTCAATCAGGGCCAGCGACCGTCGCCCGTCGACGAGGAGCTGGATCCACCATTTGCCCGTCGGCCCTCGGACGACATTCGTCGCGCTCAGAATGCTCCCTCGCAGGCCTGCGCGCAGCTCAAGGGCGGCGAGGGTGACGACGAGCTGCGGGGGCAGCACGCGATTATCGAGGGTGAGTTGCTCACTCATTGTCCACCTCACCCTCTCCCACGTCGTCGGCGGCGAGGGCCTTCGCCTTGCGCTTCGCCTTGGCCTTTTTTTCGACGCGCGAGACCAGGTGCTCGGCAAGCCATGCGGGGATGTCCTCGCGTTCGACGGTGGCGGGCATGCCGGCGGACTCGCAGACGGACTCGATGGCCTGTAGCTCAGTCTCGATTTGGTTGGCGTTCGCCTGTTCAAGCGCAAGCGCTTTCATCGCCAAGCCTCTTTCCCCGTCGACGATTTGACCGGCCAGCTCGGTCACGGCCTGGGCGACGACATCGATGGCGGCGCCGACGTCGCAACGGGCGGCAACCTCGGCGGCGGCGCCGTTCACCGGGCGGATGGACTCGGCGAGGGCGCGCACCTTGCTGGTAAGCGTCCTGATTTCCTCGTCCCACATATCGTCGTCGGCGTCGGCGTTATCGGTGGCGCCTTTGATGCTCGCATGATGCGCGGCCTTGGATTTGGCCAACTCCTCCTGCGTCCAGGCGAGCGACTTGCGCAGGCTCTCGGTCTCGCCGTCGGGCCACGCGGTGGCGACGGCGATGATGTGCGCGAGCAGCTGGTGGATGCTGTCGACCACCTGCACCTGCCCGTCCTCGACAACGAGCAGCTCCTGCACCGTCGTGTGTGTCTCCTCGGCGAGGATGGCGCGGATGTCATCGAGCCCGACGGTCATGCTGTCGACGGCAGGGCGGGCGTCCAACTGGCGATGGGCCTCGGCCAGCTCGGTTTTGAGTGCGTCGACCTGGTGACCGTGCCGACTCGCGGCGCTGATTGCGGCCTCCTCGAGGTCGGCGAGGACGTCGCGGGTGAGGCGGGCGCGGGCTCGGATGCGCTCGCGGTCGGCGTCGTGGGTAACAATGGCAAAAAGTTCTTCGGTCATGTGTGTTGCTCCTGGTGGCCGTGTCGAAGGTGCCCCGTGTCGCCGGGGCCACGCGATGCGGGCGAGCGGTCAGTCTTTTTTCCAGCCACCGACGACGGCGGCGGCGACAATGGCGGGGGCGTCGGGGATGACGGCGGCGATGCGCGCGACCATATCGGCGTGCTTGGCGGCGCAGGCGTTGACGTCCTCGGCACTGGCGATGTCGGCGAGGATGGTATCGAGCGTCGTCTGCGCCTTCGCTCGTTTCTCCTCGGTGGTAGCGGTCTTCTTCGCCGGGGCCGTCGCGACCACCAGCGGCTGCACGACGTACGGTTTCCGCGATGCCTTCGAGGCGGTCAGCGAGAGCGTCACGGGGCGGGCCAGCTCGCTCATGTGCGAGATACGGATGCCACCGACGGCGGCGCCACCGAACACGACGCTATCGTCGCGAAAGAGCGTCATCGAGCGGCCGACGTAGGCGCCACCGTCGCGGCCCCAGACGTGGACGAGGACGCGCCGCATGGACTTGCAAGGCAGGTATGGCTTTCCCCCATCACCCTCGAAATGAACGGCCACGGGTTGGTCACCCTGCCCCGTCGACGCGCGGGCCTTGACGGCGGTCACGAGGATGGTTCGAGGGCCGACGATAAGGTCGTCAGCGTTCAGCTGGTCGGATTTGGGCGCGATGGTTGCGCCAAGGTCGATGCCGGTCATGGTGTGCTCCTGGTGTCGTGTGTGTTCGCGGTGGTCAGATGACGATGGTGTCGTCACGGCGCTCGGTGGGAATGAGCCGGTAGTCCTTGCCGCTCATGCGTTCCACCATTTTCGCATATTTCTCGTCGAGAGCGGCGTGGAACTTTGTCGCAGCTTCGACAATGGCGGCCTGTACTTCGAGGTCGCCAAAGATTCGTAACGTGAGCATTGGAAGCCCAGCGCAGAAGGAAACGAAGTCGCACCATGAGCGCTCACTCACAAGCAAGCCCGTCTGCACCTGCAATAAGAAATCGGCGGGCATCTTGTCTTCGTCGATGGTCTGCATTTGGAATCGGCCCTTGCGCGATTTGACCTCGACAAGCCCGTCGATGCCCACAAGAGCGTCGGGGGAATATCCCAACGCAAAGCCCCACTTGTCGTTGGTGATGAACCCAACGCGTTCAATCTCGCCGTAGTTCTCGGCGTAGATTTCGAGGGCGTCGACCTCGTCAACCTCGCCGCGCAGCATGTCGTCGCCAATGTAGCTCGGTTCGACGTACTGCGTGACACGCTGGGCGAGCAGCTCGTACAGGTGAGACCGGCTCTTGTCGTTGTCGGCGGCCTTCAACTTCGCAGGCGTGACGATCTGCTTCATCTCGCTGGCCGTGAGCAGTCCGCAGCGAGCCTGCAGCCACTCGGGCGAGCCTTGAATCAGCTCCTTGTAGACGGTGATGGTCATGGTGTTTCTTTCTTTGTTGGTTTTGGTTTTGGCAGAGCGTTGATTGCATCGAGAAAGTTTGACGGCGTCGTTCCTGCCCCTCTGCCGTTTCGCTGGTATGTCGTTTTGACAGCTGACGTCGTCCCCTTCTTTGATTTCATGACAGCACCTTGAAGTCTTCGGTAGCGGCGTAGAGGCGGACAACATTTTGGCCGGTGGCGAACAGCATGATGGCGCGAACGGCATAGGGGTACTGCGCTCGTCCCCGGCGGCTGTTGCGGTCATTGGACAACCGCAGGATGCACGTCGCCGAGTCTGGGCCGTCCCATGAGCCACGGCGGTATTCGTCGCAGAACTTCAAGGCAGCGGCCTCGTTGATGACGGCGGCGCGGACTGCACGAGACAGGGCGCCGATAACTGCGCTCGGTATGACGTCGCCGAGGACCATTTGACGCAGCAATGCGCCATGCTTTCCGGCCACAAACATGGCGACCTCAGTCTTTGACGCATGGCGGGCGGCGTATCCGACGACTGCGAAGTTTGCGGCGGCGGCAAGCTTGTTCGTGTTCAGCTCACCGGCCAGGTGTAGCACGTCGGCGGCGGTGCGTCGGCTTGCGTCACCGATGACGTGGAAGGTGCCGGCCTCGCAGTCGCGAAACACCAGCGACGTGATGCTCACACCGCTTTTGATGACGGCGGAGAGTCGGTGCTGCCCGTCAATGAGACTGCCGTCCTTGGCAAACGCAATCCCCTCGTGAGTGCATTGCCAGTGGCCTGCAATCATGGACTCGGCCAGGGCTTCGACGTGTTTGGATTTCAGGGTGCGGTTCGCTGTGTTGCGTTCGAGGTAGGCGGCGGCGGTGGTCGGGGTGATGGTCTCGGTTGATGTGTGCATGTTCAGGTGTCCTTTTTCGCAAGAGTCGTGAGGGCGAGGGCGATGGATTCGAGGGCGGCGACGCGGCGGGCTTGCAGGGTTTCCTTCTCGGTTTCGTTCGACGGCGGTGGCGACGTCGATGGGCGGGGGCGGTTGATGTAAGCGTGAGTCTGCGCGGCGCATTGTTTGGCGATGACGTCGGTCACGTTGCAGAAGTCATCGACGAGGTCGTGGGCGAGCTGCTCGAACTCCAGGCGGTCGAGGAACGTCCCGCGCACCAGCGCATCGTGGGCGCCTTTGCGGTTGAAACTGCTCATGCGTCACCGTCGACGGCGCCGTAGTTGATAAATGCGGTTCGGTTCCCCTCGGGCTTCGACGCACGCCATAAGCGCATCTCAGCGACGTTGCAGTAGAACATGAACCCGGCGGGCGTCGTCGGGCATGCGACCTGGTCGTGTGGCGCGCCAGAGCGACACCAGCGGGCGATGGTTTTTCGGTCGACGCCCATCATTATCGAGGCCTGCGCCAGCGTCGTGTTTCGTTTCGGTTTTTTCTTGGCCATGCGTGCTCCTTCAGGCGTCCTCATCAGGACGAGCCACCGTGTCGGTGCGCCTTGCTCGTCGTCGGGCGGCGAATCCAAGCGCCCCCCGATTCGGTTGTTGTCCCTGCAGCGGAATGCTGCAGGGCAACCATTCTCCCGCTGCGTCGAAATCACCGGGAAACCTTGAATCTATCGCTCGCGGTGCCGACGCTGCCGGTCCGCCACCCAGGCGCGGAGCATGCCCTCGTCGGCCCATCCCGCACCGACCTCGGCGTCGAGGTCGCACTGGTCGATGACGTGCAGCACCTCTCGCTCGATGCGCGCGAGGCACATCTCAGGCGTCCACGCCGTGCCGTCGATGGTTGCCCCGGGCCCGACGAGCAGGGCAGCGTCGACGACGGCGGCGAGGCCAGCGATCAGGGTGCGGCGGCGGGCGTCGACTCGGCCCCGCAGCGCGAGCGTAGCGGCGTGTCGGGCGTGAGCGTCGTCATCGCACACCACGACGCAAGCGCCGGTGAGCAGGTCTAGGGCGGTGCGGGCGACGCTCCCCTGCGTCTCGTCGACTGCGCGCGCAGCGACGCGCACAGCCCCGCTCAGCGCGCGCTGGGCGCCGGGGTTGGTCTTCCAGGTGCTCGCATCCCAGCCCGAGCTCGCCACCGAGGGCCACCCTGCGGCGATGCGGACGAGGCCCTGCGTGCTCTCGATGGCGTAAATCATCGGCCACCCCCTCGCAGCACACTGAACGCCGCAAGGGCCCCGGCAGCAGACACACCGACGACGACGGGGACACCGTCGACAGCGACGACCCAGCCCGCGCGCCCATGGCGCGTCACGGTAGTCACACATCCGCCAGGTAGTCGGCGATTTGGTCGGCGTGGTCGGCCTCGAAGGCCTCGCGGACGACGCAGTTGTCGCGGACCCAGTCGGCCAGCTCGGCGAGGGTCATGCCATCGAGGACGGCATCGAGGGCGCTGTTGTCCTCGTCGAGGTGTCGACCGCGCGCGGGGTCGGGGAGCAGGGAGTCAAAGTCGGGCAGGTCCATGTGTGTGTCTCCTCGCCGGGGTCGTGGTCCCGGCGCAAGCCAAAACCCCGGGCTCACCGGGGAATGCTGGTCAGGTTGTGGGTGGGAAAAGCGCCTGCTCGGCGGCAGCGCAGACCTCGGCGGCGATTTCGGCGATGACGTCACGCGGCAGGCGGCACAGGTTGCCGGAGAGCCACATAGTTACGTCGTCGCCGTAGACGGCATAGCCACCGTTGATTCCGTCGGGAGCGACGGTGGCCTCACCCTCGAGGCCGTTGACGGTAACAGTGACGTCAAGTGCGCTGCGGACGCCAGTGGTGGTGGGGCGGATGGTGCTGATGATGATGCTGGTCATGGTCGTGGCTCCTGTTACGGCGGTGTGTGTCGTGCGCCGTGAGCCCACTATGTCGCAGCTGCGACATGCTGTCAAGCATGGTGGTGATGTTTTTTTTCTGGGGCTTTGCAAAGCCGTTTTGCGTGCATTGGGTGCGACATTGCGCAGGCTGCTTTGTGACCGCGCGCACAAAAAACAAACGCCACCCCGCGAAAGGTGGCGCCTGCCGAACACACAAAACCCAGACCCACGACGGCCCGTCACCCGAGATTATGACCCTGCGTCGTCGACGTCAACGCAGTTCGTCGAGGGCTGCGCTGCGCTGATTCAATCCGAGGATGCTGGCAATCTCGTCCTCGGACATGCCTCGGCGCCGCAAATCATCGGCGAGGGCGACGTCATCGGGAGACATCGGCGCGCGGTATTTGGCCTCGCCAGCCCCTCGAACGGCCGAGGTGATGGCGCCGGCGGCGCGAGCTGACGCAGCGCTCGCCGGGGCCTCGGCGGCGCGGGAGAGGTTGCCCAAGCGCTCCCCGAGGGCGGCGGCGGCCTCCTTCCCCGTCGCTCGCATTTGCGAGCCGCGAGCGGACCCGGCCTTGAAAGCAGCGACGGCGGCGGCACCACCGACGGGTCCGGCCATAGCCTCGCCTGCCGTCGCCGCCTCGGCCTCGCGGAGTCCGACCAAGCGGCCACCGGCGGCGCGGCCCAGACTCTCGGCGGTCTGCTCCTCGACGAGGTAGGCGACCTGCTCGGCCTTGCGCAACTCCTGATAAAGGTCTTTCGCACCTTTCGGTCCCGGGCTTCCTCGAAGGCGAGCGACCATCGTCGACACCTCTGACGGAGGCACACCAAACAAGGCGGCGTCAGCGGCGTCGTCGGTGACGTCTCGCATGGCGCGAACGTACTCCTGTACCGACTCGTTCGCGGCCTTCGATTTCGTCCAGTCGCCCGCGAGCCTGCCGGTGATGTTCGCTTTCCGCTGCATGTCTAGCAGCGAATACGTTTTTCCCTCGCCAGCGACCTCGTCGGCCTTGGCGAACATCAGCTCTGCCGTTGGGGCGTTTGCGTCGTTGTACGCGAGGAACTCGCGGGCTCGCTTGCGAAGTCCCTCGGCGAGCTGCAGAGACGTCACGCTGGCGCCGGCCTGGTCGGCCTGCTGCATCAGCATTTCCTTGGCCTGGCTCACGGTCTCGCGGGTCTCGGTTGCGGCCTCGTTCAGCGCCGTCGTCGTCGACGCTTTCGGAGCCATTCCATATTCGCGCATAATGCGCGCGGCCTCGGGGACCCCACCCTTGACCGGCGGCCTGTTCGTAGCCCTGCCTTCGACTAGCTTGACGATTTTCAGGCCCTCGATGTTCGCGCCGGTCGCGCCTTTCGTCGTCGCAAGGCGGGCGATGTCGGCACCCTTGCCCATCTCGGTGAGGGGCTTCGACAGCAACGACGCGACGGCGGGGGCGGCGCTGCGGGCCATTTGCACGGCTGCGGGAGCAGCTCCACCTGTGAGGGCGCTCATGAGCCCGGTCTTCGTCATCTCGCCGACGAGCTCCTGCGGTTCGAGGGTCTTGGATTCACCTGCGCCGGTCACGACGCCCTGCAGTCCACCGACACCGATGCCGGTGAGCACGGCCTTCCCGAGGTCTTTGACTTTTCCTGCGGCCCCAGCGGGCAGGAGCAACGAGGAGAGGACCTGCCCGGCTCCGGTTTTCAGCGGCTCGGCGGCGCGGGACTCATCGAGACGCTTGCGCTCCTCGTCGCGGGCCTCGCGGTAGGCGCGGCGCGCGGATGTCATGAACCCGTCGGACTCGACGGGCTCGAGCCCGGTGAGGGCGTCGCGGGCTCGCCCGTAGACGTTGCCCAGGGCGCCGGCAGCGCCGGCCAGCTCGTCGCCGAACGAGGCGGTGACGCCTTGCTTGGCACCTGTGGCAAAGCTCTGTTCGTAAAGCGGGCGGGCGTTGATGCGGCGCATCAGCTCCTCGTCGCGGCCTTCCTTGCCTGCGTCAGAGACGGCGGCGGTGGGTACGGCTGCGGCGAGCTTTGCCCGACGGCGTCGCTCTTTTTCGATTTCAATAAGCGCAAGCTCGTCGTCAGGGTTCATTTTTTCCTCGCTTTGACTGCAGCTTCATATGCGGCGAACTCTTCGTCAGTCATTTCGCTGACAGGCTTGGTGGCGACGGGCACTGCGGCGGCGGGGGCTGCACCGTCGGGTAGGTCCAACCCGCGCGAGAGGTACGCGGCGGATCGGCGCTGCTTGACATCACCCTTCAGCGCATCGAGGACAGCCTTCGCGGTCTCGTTGCGAGTAGCGAGACCGAGGAATCCGCTATCAACGAGGCCCTGCCTCATCAGCTTGACCTCATCGCTTCGTGCGACGCTGCCGGGGTCGGCGAGCTTGGCGAGGTCAGTCGCGATTTCAGTGAGGCGGCGGTCCATGACAGCCCCCTCGGGGCCGGTGAGTTCAAAGGTGCCGGTTTTGTCGATTTGCTCCTTGATGGCGTCGATGTTGCGGTCGATGTTGCTCGTAAAGTTCTCAACCTCGAGGACTTGTTGCCGTCGCTTCTCGCCGACCGCTGTGGCGGCGGTGTCGCGAGAGGACCCGGGTCCACCGGCGGCCTCGTTGCGCAGGCGTTCGACTTCAAGGCGCAGTTTCTCCGACCGCATCGCAGCATCGGGGCTCGGCTGCTTTGCGCCACCACCGAGGGGGGCGACGACCTTGCGCTCGGCGAACTTGGCGGCGGCCTCACCCTGTCGGGCCTTGGCGGCGAGAGCGGCGGTTTCATCGACGGCGGTATCGCGGGCCATCAGGACCGTGCGCCAGTCGGATGCCGGCAGACCCCGGGCAACGGCGACACGCTCGAGCTCGGCCTGCGAGACACCACCAGGGCGAGAGATGAGGCTCTCGGTGTCCGATGCCGCGCCGGCGATGTTCGTCGGGCGAGCCTCGACGGCGGCCTTCGCCCTGTCGGCCTCGGCCTTCGCGCTGACCTTCGCCATCTCGGCAGCGGCCTTCGCAGCCTCGGCGGCGTTGCGGGCGTTGCGACTCTCGACGAGCCCAGCGTCGCGAGCCTTGCGGGTCTCAACGTCGGCGGCGAACTTGCGTTCGGCGAGGTCGGCCTGGGCAACCCTGCCCGCGATGCCGGCGCCGGTGTCAATCAGGGCGGGCAGAAGCGAAGCCAACGCCGTCGACCTCGCAGCGTCACGACCGGCGCGGATGCGCTCCTGTTCGAGTTGCAGGGGAACGAGGCCAGCGGCGGCGAGGATTTCAGCGGTTCGAGATGCGCGAGACATGAGTCACCCGTTCACAAGTTGGATTTGGTCATGGGCCGAACGACGCCAAAAAATGCCAGAGTCGCGCACGACCCCGAGGGTCAGCGGCGTCGCCGACCAGCCCGGCAGGTTGATGGTCGAAGTGCAGGAAGCCTGCAGCTCGGCGCGGCGCTTCTCCATCGACGACAACGGGGGCTCGCCGGTTTTGACCCAGCACATCGACGCGGCGGTGTGGCACAGGAGCTGGTCCAGCGTCGTCAACGAGATGGACGCTTGCGACCAGATGAACGGGTCCGACGACAGCGCCGGGAACGCCGCGCGCGGGACGTACTGCACGCGGCAGGGCTGTACCGATGTGACGTTTGCGAACCCATCAAACACGCGGCAGGGCGGAACCTGCAGGACGCCATTGCCGACGACCAGGGCGACGTTCGCGATTTTCAACGGGGTGATGGACGCGAGGGAGATAACACCGGCCGACGAGGACGAAACGTCGGCCGACTGGTAGTAGATGTTTGCGCCACTGTCGACGACGCTCTGCCAAACCTCCTCCTGCGCGACCTGCAACGCCGTCGTGATTTCGGCATCAGAAATCAGCGGGTTGTTGTCCTTGTCGTCGAGGAGAAACCGAACGCGAACGATGGCCTGGGCGAGTGTGACTGTCATCGGCGGCCTCGGTGTTTTGGCAGGGCCATCGCAGCGGCGAGCAGGTCACGGCCATCGACGACGCGGGCGAGACTCTTGTTGATTTCGCGGCGAAAGTCGGCGCGGTGGTCTTCAAGGGAAAGCTCCTGCTGCATCTCCTCGCGGATGCGATGACGCTCGGCCTTGTCGAGGACGTGCCATGCTTCCCACTGGCGTTTGCCATGCAATCCGTCGAAGACGCCGGCGCCGTCGCGGAGGAGGCCAACGACAATCGGCATGCTGCTGGCGGCGTGCTCAATCGAGCACATCGGGACCCCACCACCGTGAGCACGCGAGACGAGCACGCGGCCGAACGGCGTGTGGTGAAGGTCGGGGTCCTCGTTCATGGCGGCGAGGTCCATCACTTGGCCTCGACGACGACGGTGAGCGACGGGGCCGACTTGGTGACGACGGCCTTGCTGATGGCCTTGACCTTCACCGCGTTTTTGATCCCAATGGCGCCCAGCTCGCGAACGACCATATCACTCACGTCGAGGATGCGGTCGTCGATGTCGGTGGGTGTCGCGCGGATGAATGGCCCCAGGGCGTCGTTCGCGCCTTTGACGGCGGCGACGATTTGTCGACGTCGGGCCTCGTCCATGTGTGCGGCCCACAGCGGGATAACCAGGGGGCCAGCGATGAGCGCCAATCCGCAGGCGGTGACCAGGGCGGCGAGGATGACGGGAATCATGGCAAGGACGGCGGCGGGCATGGTGGGCCTCTCAGCGTGGACGGTTGCGAGTGTTTGCCTCGTCGAGGCGGTTCACGTCGGCGCGCAGGGCGTCGAGTTTGGCGCAGATGCTGCCCAGCTGCGTAAGAATCTGCGACCGCTCGGCGCTCGCAGCTTCAAGGACTTGCACCTTTTCGTTCAACACGAGCGTCGTGTCACGAACGCTGGTGATGGATTGCGCGATGACGAGGGAGCTGGCGACGGCGATGGCACCGACAATGGAGACCAGCCAAAGAGGCACGATCACGCCATTGGAAGTTGTAGGCTGATTCATGGTTTTCCATTAGAGAACCCGGCCCCGTCGTCGTCAACGGGGCCGGGGCGGTTGCTCAGAGACCGGTGAGGCCGGTCATCACGCCGAT